GTCTTCGCTCCCGAAGTTAACGATACTGTATCACCACTCGCCCCTAACGTTAAGCTAGTGCCTGATTGTGGTTCTAAGTTGTCTACAAATATTGTTCCCATTATGTTCCTATCCTAAATCCTAAAAAATATGAAATAGCTTGAAAGCCTCCAACAGCAGCGTCACCACCGCTGTTTTGAAATGCCTGCACTTGAAAATAATCATCTGTATCTGAATCAACAAAAGCACTGACACAACAAGTATTATTATTATCATTTATCATTTGACCTCTACCCACCTCAGTTGTGTTTTGAAAAATTGAACATTGTATTGAATCAAAATTTGTAGTCGTGTTAAATCTTAATTGTGAATATAAAAAATATTTTCCTGCTATAGTTGGTGTAAATTTATATGTAGATGTATTGTATTTACTATCGCTGTCCCAAAGTTCAGTCGCAAATTGAACCACTGTTTGAGTTGAGTTAGATAAAGTTTGATTAGAATTTAAATACACATGAAAGTTTGGTTGCAAAAAATTGCTCTGCACATCACCACTACCCAAAGCTATTGTTCCTGCGTTAGAACTACCTAGTGTAAGTGTAGAAGTTCCTGAAACTGAATCAATAGTATTTACCTCAAGTGTGCTCATACGACTGTAAGATTACCCTCCACTGTGACTGTTCCTGTGAATGTTACAGGCCCTGCTAAGAATGCGTTATCGGTTGATGCAACAGAAACTGTTGATGTTATTGTTGCTAAGTTTTCATATACACCATTGAACGATGTCATCATAGGAGCTGTGATAGATCCTGTGCCTGGTGTTTTAGTTCCAACAACACTATCTAAAAATATAATAAAACATGAATCACTACTCGCCAAAGCGGTAGTAAAAGTTATCTGACTTCCGGAGACTGTATAATCAGTTGTTGGTTTTTGACGAACTCCATTACGAAGAACTGCGATATGCTCTGGATTAGAAACACTAGTAGATATGGCATAAGCTGTGCTACCATCTCCTGTTAAAGTTTGTACGCTTGTAGTAGATGTAAAATCTTTCGTTAAAATATTACCAATATATGCCATCTTATGTAATCTCCATAATTGATACAGCTATGTCTGAAGAACCTGAAGCTGTCAAAGAAAGAGCATCACCTGCCTCCATAACCACTTTGTTACCCGCTAATAATTCTAATGTGCCGCCTGCTGGAATTGGCGCATTGGTTACTAATTCAACTGTTTGATTAGCTTCATTATTGTTTCCTGCTCTAGCACTAGTGGTAGAAGCTATGCTAATAGTTCCGGTAACTTGACTAGTTGTTGTATTACCTACCATTATTCCAAGAACTACAGTCGTTGCACCACTTGCTACAGTATAGATAACATCAGCACTGGTTACGTTTGCCTTTGTCACTAATTTAAATGTATTTGCCATCTATATCCTCCTTCCTTTATATTCTATCCAAGGGCGATTGCAAGAGCTGTCGGGTCCTCGGTAGAAAATCCTTGAGCTGTCATCAATGTTACTACTCTAGACAATGCTGCTTTTCTATTCGTACCGCCTGCACCATCATCTACTATAATTAAATCAGATGTTGTTAAGTCTGCACCTATATCAGAGGCGCCATCTATTTCTAATGCTGTTAAGTCTACTTTACCTGCTGTAGATATTGTAGCTAATTTTGTATCTGCGATCGCAGCACTTGATTTAATGTCTGCGTTTACAATGTTTGTAATTGTGTTGTTATCTGAATCGATTGATTTGTTTGTAACTGTAGCAGTTGAAGTCGCTGAAAGTAATTTAGAACTACCCCCACTACTTGGTAGAGTTAAAGTGTTTGAAGCAGACTCAGAGTGCGGTGCACCTATCAGTGTTTGTGCGTGAGCGTTACTAGACTCACAATAAAATTTTATTTGTGAAACAGCAGAGCCATCGTTTTTAAGATCAATAAGTCCACCACCGACAAATAAATCACCAGAAACATTTAATTCACCATTAAGATCTACTGTGGTGGCTGCTAATTGTATTTCTGTATCTGCAAATAAATCTAATTGACCATCAGCAGAGGAGTTAATACCTAATGCTGAGTCTCTAAAAAGTAGTTTGTTTGTGCTGTTTAAGGTTAAGCCTGTGCCGTCTGTGTGTGTTAGAGTTGTATCTGAGTCAGCACCAAATTTTAAAACTGCTGAGTCGGAGCCTAAAATTAAATCATTGGGTAAAGTTACGTCAGAGCTGCCATCTTCATGCACTGCTTTGCTAGCAGGCATTGTACAAAATACATCTTTTGTACCAGCGCTAAAATCAACAGCGCTATCACTATTAGAGCTAGATATAATTGTGGTTCGAGCGAGAGTGTCTGGAGAGGCATCTGTTATAGTGCCTAAACCAATTTCAAATTCTGCATTACTTCTGTGAACAATAGCATAGTAAGTAGTATTACTATTTCCTATACCTGCTACAAAAGTTTCAAAATTAGTTTGAGCACCACCTAAATTAATTGTACCTGTGCCAGTAGTGGTAGTCGTCTCTTTAACTCTGTCGTTTAAAACTAAAGCCATGACCTATTATGCGATTCTTATTATAGCTGTTGATGCACCTGCTGCAGGAAACTGAATAGTAAAGTCTCCGTTAGTAGCTGTTTTAGTTCCTCCAAAATCTAGCACAACAACAAGCTTATCACTGTTTGTACTGTTATAAATAACAGCGCCTACTGCTGATAAAGTCACTGATGAAAAAACTTCATCTGCAAAATCAACAAGAGCTGTGTTACTTGCAACTGAAACAGCCTGACTATCTAATGCATTTCCACCAGCAGAATAATTAGTACCAGAAGAAGAAACTTCGTTACTAGTAGAATATGCAGTGCTTGATGTGGAATATCCAGAGATGTCTGTAAATAAAGCTATTTTAAAAGTATTGCCACCATTGGCAAAATTATGCGTGCCAGATAAGAGTTCTGATTTGAATGCATCTGGTATTATGTTAGCCATTTATCGTCTCCTTATTTCATTTTCGGTTGTGGTGATTGTATATCCAAACGAATTGCACCACTAGTGTATTCGTCTCTGCGTCTTCGGCCTTGTTGTTCTGCCGCAAACGTTTGAAGCCCCTCTTGATAAGATGCTTCGTAAATTTGTATCATATTATCTGGCCCTTTCAAGTATTTTAAGGTTTCTACCATGCACCCATAGATCAATAAATCTTGAAAATTATTAGATAAATAAGTGGAGCTAGAGTCAGATGTCGTGATTGTATCTGGTTGTTTTATGTAAGCCAAGGTTATCCTATAAGCTGCGTCGGGTGTTGGAGCCACAACCCAGTTGTCAGAATCCCAATGAGCATAATATCTGGGAGTTGCATAATCACTAGAGTTATCCGGGTCAGGAAAATACTCTGCTAAAAAAGACGTATCAACTTGTTCTAAGAAAAATTGGTCAGAAGTTGTAGGATTTGTCAACTGAACATATCTAATAATTCTAGTATCAGACGGAACAGTCACAAATCTATTACCTATTGTTAAGTCTGAGTTTGCATAAAATTTTGTATCATCAGAATCTACGGCTCTAAAAATTCTGTTTTCTACATTCTTAACTATGACAGTTAAGACAGCATCTGTTAAAACACCACTGTCTGTTTCTGCGTAATTTCTAATATTTGTTTTTAATTCACTAAAAGTCATTGTCATGGTGTTATCGTTACGGGGCCTGCCGAAGCAATCTCTCCGCCTCCTTTTACATTACCTGCTGTTGCTGTATCAGTGTCAACACTAAAAGTGTATGTGTCATCATCAACTTTAGTAATAGAATACCCTGCAGCTTTATTAATATTGTCTGCGGTAATACCATCAAAGGTTGTGGCATTTCTAAAACGAACTGTGTCACTAGTTGATCTTCCGTGATTAACCTCTGTTACAGTTATCGTAGAAGAGCTTGCACTACCTGTTTCAAAAGAATCAATACTTAATAAAACAGGAACACTAGGTTCTGTTCTATCTGATCTTATATTTTGTAAAGCCTCTGCGTCTGCGCCATGAACTTGTAGTTCTAGCTGTGGTTGTTTAGCCTCAAACTCAGAAACGTGCACCAAAGAACCATTCCATTCTTTTACCATTTCATTATATGGAAACTCCATACCACTTCTATCTGATATGGCCTTAGCGTATTTACCTCTTGCAAAACTACTCATGTTCCTGGATAGTATACCTTTGGTGTTAGATAAGTGCTAGTAGAAGAACTGTCTTCTGTAAGGGCCCTACCCAACTCATCTTCATATAATAATTTTAAATTTTGTGATCTATCAGGCGCTATTTTTAAACTTAGATAGTAAGCCAAACCTGCACACATACATGGAATAAAGCGATAAACTACATCTGTTTGATTAGTATATCCGCCTGCGTCTTCAATTCTTTTTAGATAATAAAATTTTAATAGAAAGCTTGATCCAGAAAAACTACTGCTAGGTGTTTGATATAAAAAAATACTAGGTGATTTAGTTCTATCTACATAATACTGACTAGGTGTGCCTTTAGATAATTTATTTGCAATTGATGAATATGCAGACCTATCAATTTTTGTTATTGGTGTATCTACCGGAGCTGTTGTTGTTGAATTATCTCTAACATAAGCCTCTAGTATTTCATTGATGTTGCCTGGAAAATTAGTGCTATCACTTGTTGCATTATACTCTGCCTGTCCCTCTACTAAAGGAACAGAAGCTAAATCTACTTTCCATAAGTGAAGACCTCTATTGCTCCACTCAGAAAACAATATATTTAGAGAGCGTCTAGCACTTTTTAAACCATAACCAGTTCGAGCTGTCATTCCACATCGCTCGTATGCTTCTTGAATTATTTCATCAATGTCTAGGTCAAAAGCTGTAGTGCCTGATGTAGCCATTCTTCAACCTTACTTATCAATCAATAAAGTAGCCGCGTCTATGTTTGTGATTGTAGAAACTTTCATTCCGCCTGGAAACAATATTCCGTCTTCAGGGATATTTATAGAAAATACATCACCGTTAGGAACATCAGCTTGAAATAAACTTGTGCTATCTGAGTTGTCTTGCAAAATAATTGTTCCTGCTCCACCACCATCAGATGCTAAAATTATACCTCTAAGTCTAGTTCGACCTGCGAAAACTGCTCCAGTTGCTGTAACTCTGACCGCTTTTAC